GACAATATCAAAAAGGTCTACACTTGAAAGAGCAAGGGATTGCGTAATTTTTTTAGTTGCAGCAGGAGTTCTCCTTTGAGTTACACTCATACTAGAGTCTGGATTAACTTTCGTTTTTATAGTATTACCTGTTGGAACTGTACCAGACTTAACTGTATTATTTACAGAAGTCTTTTGATTTGCATCCATCCCACTCTTAACAGCAGCAACTTCTTTTTGAACCTTATTTTGTTGAGTAAGTCGATTTTGTTGAGCAGCAAGAGCACTACCAGCAGGTGCCGGTTTATTCAAGACTTCTGGTCTGTTAGCAGATTTAACAGCAGCATTAACTGATGCCTGTCTTTGACCCTGCTGCACAGCAGCTTTAATCTGTCCTTCAGATCCCTTACCTGACGCTCTTGCTGCTTGTGCCGCTCTCAATTCTGCAGACGTAGGTGTTCTTCTCTCAAACTTTGTTCCACCAGGAGTGGTTCCAATTGCTGGTTTATTAGTTGCTTTAAATGCCTTATCACCGAATGCTTTTGCATCACCGCCAGATTTTCTCAATCTATCATATTCCTTATTAATTTCAGCTTTGGATGAATATGTCTTACCACCAATTGTATATGTTTTGCCAGCAGGAGCAGTAGATTTTGGATCTTTTAATTTAGATCCTTGAGGAACGGGAAGAGAATTCTCTCCTCTAGATTCCCTTCTTTTATTTTCTGCTTCTGTTTTTGCTCTTTCCTGATCCGCTTTAGCATCATCAGCAGTGTAATTTGCTCCAACTTTTTCATTAGCAGCAGCTTTTCTCTGTTGCAGTCTTTTTGCAATGACACCTTCTGGATTCCCAGATTTTTGAACAAGTTTACTAAATTCCTCATCACTCATTGATGCATAATCAGGAACTTTTATTTGTTCTTCGATATAAACTTTAGCGTAAGCCTCTTTGAGAAACTTCGCTCCTTTACCAGTTAGTCTCTCCACGAATCAACCTTCTTGGATTTGTTCAAACCACTGCTCACTCATTCCACTAATAATGGAATCTGCAGAATCTACGTCCGTGGCGTAACCTTCCTCAATGAGGTGCGATACAACCTTTTCATAGATCTCTTTAGTCTCTTTTAATTTCTTGGGGGAAGGTTTCATCTCTAGACACTTTTTCTATAAACCTATTTATTCAAGCGATAAGTTCAATAAATTCACCCAAAACCCTCTTGTTCATTTTCTTACTTTTTAGACTTTTGACAAAAGCAGATTTGATCTTTGCTTTAGTAGCACCCTCATCAACATCAAAATCAGAATCACTAGAAAGTACGGTACCAGAAAGTCCAAAATAAGTGTGATATCCAGATTTGTGAATAGCAAATGCCTTTTCCTTTTTCCAAATCCTTTGAATTCTATCAAAGTTTTTACCACCCCAACCAGTATATCGGCGGATGAAACTATTAGCATCACGAGATTGAAGGACACGAATACCAATAAAGTTTACATCAGTAAACTTATCACGAAGATTGCGAAGAAGAATATCAGTAAACTCATACCACTCACAATCTAGAGAATATGTATTTCCAGTTTTACGATCTCGAAGGAAAGCATTGCTATGAATAGTACCAGTTCCAATAAATGGTTCATGCTCCCAGTGACGTTGAATTTCACGATGAAGTTTTAGAGGAGGTGCTTCGCCGTCAGTCATCACAACGCATTGAACTTTCTGGAGTTTATTCTCCTTTTTAAACTGAGGTAGGATCTGATGTAGAGCAATCATTGATTCATTAAGAGGAGTTCCAGAAAGATTCAATCCACTAGGAATGGGAAGCATACCATAACGACAGAATGAGGATGCCAAACGAAAGAAATTTTTCATTTGTTTTTCCATTTCTTTCAAGTTAGTTTTGCTAGTGAAAATATTCATCATTGAAAACCACTCGGCAATATAGAGAAGACCCTCACGCTTCTCATAAGGGAGATCACGAATCTGCGGATGACCGCTATTATTATAGGTAACGAAAGGATAGTCATTAGTGAAGGCATATACTTCAAACGGAATAGAGACCTTCTTACAAAACCACATCAAATTATAAAGTTGCTTGAGAGTATCCATCATTACTTCACACATAGAACCACTCCAGTCAAGAATAAAAACAAGACCATGACTCTTGCCATCAGCAAGTGTAGTTACTTTTTTGAATATATCTTCGTTATAATTGTAAGTATGCAATTTAGAGCAGTCAAGAACACCAGTACGAGCAGTAGTAGCACGGGCATAAGAATCTGCTGCCTTTTTGCATTCAAACTCTTTTACCAGATAGTTGACTTCTTTCTGAGCAGATTTTTTAAACTTTAAAAATTCTCTATCAACAAAACCAAAAGCCTGTTCTTCGGTAACCTCATTTTCCTCCATTAATTCATCCCACTCATTAAAACGAGAGTGAATTTCAGAATTAGGAACAATAATTTTTTTCAAATTAACTTTAGGAACTTCAACATATACATTCTCATTACCACTATTGGATGCAAGTTCTTTAAGAGCTTCCTCCAAACTATTCATAGTAGAAACTTCAGGATCTTCTAAACTCTCACCATCATCAGAAGATTTACCATCTTTAGATTCCATATCAAAGTCATCATATTCCTGCTGAGGTTCTTCATTAGTTCCTTGTTGAATACCAGATTCTTGACTTTGATCAATCTGAGGTTGATCTTCTTCACCTTCCTGACCACCTTGCATCTGTAGGTCATCAGTCTTAGTCATCATCTCTTGCTGTTTCTTACAAAACTCATAAAGTTCTTTAGAAACTTGAAGAACATCATCAAAAGTCTCAGTATCAGAAATTTTCTTCATCAACTGATTTTCATCTTCAGTAAAGGTAATACTTACAAAACTACCAATCTTAAACTGAAGATTTGCTTTATCAGCAAGATTCATTGTATTCAGATTCTCATTCTTAATCTGAAAGAAATCATTCTGCGCCAATTCTTGATATCCACGATAGAAAGTCTTAGATATACCTCCATATCGACGCTTCATTAGTTTTTCGATTCGCACATCCTCAACTACATTCACAAACTGTGGAGGAATCTTAATTTCTTTCAACCAGTTGCGATCAGGAGTGTAAAGTGCGTGTCCGACTTCATGTCCGACAAGCATATCATAAACTTGACTACTTGCCTTTTCCCACATTGGCAAAGTCAGAACACGAGTATGAACATTGAAACAAGCAGTTTCACAATACTTATGCTCAACTACCAAATCTTCGGTTGCCAGAAGTTTAGCAAGTTGAGATTTGATTTCGTGTGAGACTGCCATTGCTTGATTGCGTATGGATCTATTATACAAAAAAAGGAGGTCCGAAGACCTCCCAGTAGACAGTTTGAAAAGTGCCTATCAATACATCGGTTTTCCAGTTTTATCTCTAGAGACTCTAGGAGACTTGTCAGCAAGATTTCCGCTAGGTGTACCAGCAGATCTGGTGGATCCGTGCTCAAACTCTCTACTTCGTGCTTTCGTTTGGTCAGCAGGAAGTTTCTTTTCAAATTCTCTCGATCTAGCAGAAGAGTTCTCAACAATACTCTGCTTCCATCCTTCACTCATACTTGCCATAATAGAGTGTGCTGCTTCCTCACTGTCAGCAAAACCTTCATCAATCAGGTGACCTTTAATAGTGTCATAATTTTCTCTAGTAAGAGTTTCCAATGCAGATCTTGCAGTATTAATAGCACTACCAATTTTTCCAGACTTAAGTTGTCCCTTAGTCTGATCATACATTCCTGTTGCCTTATTTCTACCTTGTCGAGCACCAATATCACCCAAAATGGGCAAATTTCCCATTTTATCTCTACCTTTTTGGGCACCAAGATTTCCTACAGTAGGTCTAACATACTTATCACTAAGACGCTCAACGTTAGAAAACAAATTTTCATCGATTTGTTCTTGATAAATTGATTGATAAAGATTGTAAATTTCGTTATGTTCTTTGGAATTCATTTTTCTTTAATTAATTTCCTAGATAATTTGACAACTCTTGAATAAGTGCCGTTTTACTATGACGGCGATCTAGTTCAAGTCCCACAGTTCTTGCATAATCTTCTAATTCTCTTTTACTCATATCGTAAAGAGATAAATCCGACTCACTCATAGATTCTTCTTCAGATTCTTCTTCAGATTCTTCTTCAGATTCTTCTTCAGATTCTTCTTCA